TTTCGACCTTCCAGCCCCTGAGTAGACATCAGTATCCACCTGATGTAAAATGACGCAGTGGAGGTGGCGTAGCCCTTAAGACGCGAGTCAGTATCTGCCTGACTTAAAATTACGCAGCAGAGGTGGCGTAGCCCTAAGACGTAAACCTAACCGTTTTAAACAGTTATTCTCAATGCTTCCACGAGCATTATGAATTGAAAAGTAGCTTTCATTATGACTCTCTATAGATTACTACCAGAACCTAGTTTTGGCTCTGTCTATAAAGATGGCAATAATGAAAGTTAGTGGAATTGATTCGGAAAAGATGGTTGTTACCGCCAAAATTATCTACAGGTAACAATAGATCCCTCAGATCAACCTTGGCACGTGCCCCACTTTCGAGGTGGATCGTGCAACGACCAAGTTAGTTTAGTGTATGAATGTGTGTGTGAAAGCAAACGATCATTGATTATGAAAAGCCACGGAGATTCTTCTCCCGAGGTGTGCGCCAGAGTTCTATATCGATAAGGATTACATCTTCGATATAGTGTCCGAGGACATGCGAGAAGTAATTTGACGTGATCGTGTATGATACCCGTATGTCGGGCCTATGCCGGCTGTGATTGCCAATATGTAGCAGTCCGGCTTTTTCCCTTAATTGGCTTGAATTTTTGGCGGATGTGTGCATTAATACCTAATTAAAGGTAAACTTCATAGTTTGCCTTTCTTTAGTTCTTATTTCTAACTCACATCTGCCGCACAACTCATGATGAATTCTCAAAACAAACAAACCCAAAACGTTGTTGTAAAGAAGGACTGGACCAGCTCTTTTGAGCGTGAATGGTGGGTTTCCCGCCTGCCGTTCACAGGTTCGGATTTCGAAATCTACCGAAGACGACCCATCTCCAAGGTGGTGTCTTCGGAAGAATTCGAAATCAACAACAAATTCGAACTCCTATGGAGTGAGGATACGGTTGTTGTCCGACCAGTAGAAGAAGTCGTAGAGCCTATTCAGAGCAGGATTTCTCAACAGTCTGTCGTAAAACACAGATGTGTTGAGGGATCTTGCCCTGAAGAAGCTATTTGCGAGTGGTGCGATCGATGCCTTAACCACAACAACCTTAAAAAGTGTTGTGGTTTTGACATCTGTCGTACCAAGTTCGCAAATTGGACAGTTGTGAAGACGAAGAAGAAGCGCAGCCTGCTTCCTCATCGGCGACGCTTTACACCCGTAAAGCGCTCGCTTATGAGGAAGCTTGCTGCAACACTGGAAGGTGTAGCTCAAAGCTTATTTGGAGTTGATTTCAACTTCAAACCGAGTGAAATTAAGCATATTCTGGAGATCCCTGCCCTGACTGGTTTCATTGAAAGTTTGAAAAGTGTGAATGACAAGATACCGTGGACGGTGGTAATCAAAGAAGTTCTCTTCTTTGGTCTCCATCTGACACGTGGCGGTTTTACACCCGCTAATCTTGCCATTTGCGCTGCTCATTTCTGTAGTAACATCGGAATGGACTCAATGCTTTCTTGCTTTAAAACAAGAGTAGCTGCTGCCCAGTCTGGTGTGACTTCTGCCGTTCAAGTGATAGCTCTCGCTGTGAGTGGAGTGATCAGTATTGCAAGCCTTTGGCTCTTTAACAAGGTGCCAAAGGAGTGCAATGTTGATCAATTCATTAACCGATTTTCGAAGTTGGGGTCTTGTTTGACCTCAGCTGGTAAGATCTACACAGTGACTGAAGGAATGACGATGGCGATTATGGATTTCATCCAGAAAACTGTCTTTGGATTGAGTACAGGAGACTTGAAAGAATTCGAGATGATTGACAAGTTTTGCGATGAGGTGCAAGAGTTGAACACGCCGGATTTGTCCAAGAAATGTGCCGAAGATTTGAATGGTGTTATCCGCCAAAAGGTGACCGGATGGCTCATCCAAGCCGATAACATCAAGAAGACCTTAGACGCAATGCGACTCCCGTCTGTTGCCTCACAGCGATTCACTTCAACTTATCTCTTTCTCATCAAGGTGAGAGATATGTTGGATATGAATCCTGTGGGGACGCAGACAAGTCGTATTGCGCCTTTGGTAGTCCATATCTATGGTACTACTGGAGTAGGAAAGACTAGTGCTCTAGATTTTCTGAATGCCCGTCTCTTAGTTGAGCTGGGTTCTACATCAGTTAAACATCTAGATAACAAAGTTTACCAACGTGATCCTGGAGTTGAATTCTTTGATGGTTTCAACAACGGTACTGAGATTGTCATTTGTGATGATTTCGGTGCTGTTGCTGATACGCCAGCTAGACCCTCTGTTGAAGCGATTCAAGCGATCCGTATGGGTAATACAGCCCCATACAAACCACCGATGGCTGACCTAAGTGGTAAGGCGAATGCGATTTTCGCTGCGAAGGTCATCATTTGGACGTCCAACCGCGCCAAATTTGATTTCCCATCGCTGACCAACCCGGAAGCAGTATATAACAGAGTTCATCTCCGTTTTATGCAGCGACCGGCCCCCGGTTATGTGAAGGTAGTCAACATCGATGGAAAGGATTATGAGACCCTGGATGCTGAGAAAGTCGACGAAGAAGCTGAAAATGATGAGACCGTTAGGCAGCGATGTCTAATGTTCGATCAGGAGTCAGTGCGCGGTACCCTTAACCCCGGTACCAACCGCTATACTCTTATCAAAGAAGGCTTAACTTTTGACGAGATGTCTGAAATTTGTGTTCAAGCTCTCCGACGCAAGTTGGAGAAAGGTAAAGAATACAAAGACTATCGACAGAAGTACTTTGAAGATTTGATCAAAGCACAGACGCAAGCAAGTAGAACAGATGAAGACGTATGTAGAGAATTTGGAATCAACGAACATCAGTACAATGATTTCCTAATTCGATACTATTACCCGTTTTTGATGTATAGAACCGACAAAGACCTGATTGAACCAGCTGAGTATCTTGCGAAGCTGATTTCAGATGGTCTAGGAGTTGAATCTCTAGTAAGTGTAGAACGTGATGACGCGATACCCTCTATCATTGATGTCGGTTGGAAAGAACTTCTTTTCTATCGACGTCAAGGATTGGTGTTGCCTATCAAACCCGTTTTCCACCGAATTCCAACGATGATTGAGCGAGCTTGTGGTGCTATGCATCATATTGACGTGTTTCAGACGTTGAATGCTTTTGGATTCAGCCCCATCTGGAACAAAGAGTTGTTTACCCAAGAGCAGTTTGACGTGTTGCAGCCCTACTTTACAACAGGTTGTTTCATGTGTTCTGCTGGAGATGTTGACGACGTAGTAAATTTCTTCCACGATTTGTGGTCAGTTCACTATCAAACATCTGGTGAAATGTCCCCACAGATATTAGTAAACATGGTGATGGAGAGGAACCTCAATTTCTTTCCTTGCGATTGTATCAATCATGAAGCCGAGGTTGACTTCTTCTCTCGTCTGACGGAGTCAGCGAAGGAAGGATGTCAGTGGTGGGCCGGTAAGCTTTTAACAAAAGTTTGCCAGGCCTTCGACTGGTGGCCAGAAATGACCGCCATTCTCGGCGTTGTGTTGGGTGTAGCGGGATTGTATGTTATTCGTACTGTTACCCGTTATATCTTGAAACAATTGTGGAAAGGAGTGTGTGCCGTTGGGAGTTACATTGGAAGCAGTGTGGCTTCTTTCGGTACGAAGACGGCGAATTTCTTCACAATCAACGAAGGAAACGCAGAAGTGGAAGCATACCCCAATGCTCAACCAACAGCGAAACCCGTCACAGTCGTGGAAGCAGTTTATAGTACAGGAATGAAAGATAAACCAACTACAACCGTGGAAGGGCCTTATGCGACCGGAGTGGCGTCAAAACCCGCTTCTACTGTAGAAGGACCTTACTCGACCGGTGTGACAGTGAAACCTGTTTCAAAAGTTGAAGGTGCCGCAGAAAGTCTGTCTGACCAAAATGCTTATGAGATTCGTGGAGCAGTTGCTAAGAATATGTATCAAATCTTAACGACTGATGACGGAGCTTACTGGCCAATTGGAACGATGACCATTCTGCGCGGACGTGTTGGCATAACAAACCGACATGTTTTCGAAGCTATGCGTTCACAGGTACGACTTGTCAAGCACATTGGTGGTCCACTTGTCTTTGATATGAAGAAAAGTGACCTTAATTTTGCCTTTGTGCCTGATGAAACCCCTGTTTACGGTAGCCGAGATATGGGTCTTGTTGAGCTCCCGCTTAACATTCCCATTCACTCAGACCTGACGAAACACATCATGGAGTCCGGTGACTTCTCTCGACATGAGCGTCTCGCAAGAGCTGCTTTAGTTGGTTATTCACCGGATTTCCCCGGGGTGTTGTCTGTGCGTGAAACGGACGATGCCAAAGCTGTCGATAACGCTGAAATGGCGCTTGACACTGGAAAGGAAACTCGAATTGTACGAAGGTTTTATACGTACGCATTGGAGACATCCAGAGGAGATTGTGGTTCCATCCTTATCGCTGTGGACCCGCGACTGAATCGCAAGATCTGTGGTGTGCATTTTGCTGGACTTAATGCTAGCAATGGGCACACCGCAGCATCTGCGGTATTGTCGCGGGGCTTCATTGATGAGGCTCTGAAACACCTGACGCTGCGCTGGAACCATTCGTGGTATAACGGTGCAGTGAAGGGTGTGAATCAGATTTCAACTTCGGTTGAAGGAGGAACCATGACCTACTCTGGACGTGTGATGGCCGGTGTTGGTGTTGAAGGAACGGTGGACAAGCCAGTCCATCAAGCCAAAACCACCAACATTCGAAAATCCCCCGTCTTCGATGTATGCGGCCCTGTCTTTCGACAACCTGCGTACTTAACAAGAACAACAAACCGCCAAGGTGAAACTGTTGATCCCATGCCATTAGCCATGAAGAAGGTAGCAATGCCTTCGGTACTAATGCCCGATGATCTTGCAGTTGCTGAGAAACGTGTGCGTGAGATGATTTGTAATGGAGACGTTACAAATGCTCACACGCTTAGTTTCGATGAAGCAATTGCGGGAAAAGAAGGAAATGACCTCTATCCATCGATCAACCGATCGACATCACCCGGTTACGGGTGGGATAAGTCAGGTAAAGGAAAAACAGCCTATCTAGGCGACGGAGAGTATGTGATCTCCCCTGAAGTCACAAAGGAATATGAAAATGTTCTTGCGGGGCTTCTAAAAGGAGAAAGAGCCGGAAAACTCTGGACGGATACACTTAAAGATGAGGTGCGACCCATTGAAAAGGCCGAGGCTGGAAAGACTCGGTTGTTTTCAGCAGGAGAAATGATTCTCACTATCTTGCTGAGACAGTACTTTATGGGCTTTACTGCTCATATGGCACACAACAAAATTTCAATGGAATCGTGCGTCGGTGTAAATCCATACGGATATGACTGGCATGCTATCGCCTTAAAGCTTAAGAAGCACGGTAGCCGCGTTGTAGCAGGAGATTTCGCCAATTATGACGGAACTCTCCCTGCGGACGGACTTTGGTCTGTTCTCAATGTGGTAAATGCTTTCTACGCCCAACAAGGTGATCAGGAACTCGAAAATAACAAAATCCGAGAGATGCTCTGGATGGAGATCGTTAACTCGGTCCATGTGAATGGAGGTGATGTCTATTCGTGGACTCACTCTCAGCCTTCGGGTTGCCCGTTCACATCGGTGCTCAACAGTGTTTTCCATTCCATTGCTGTTCGTACTGCCTATATGGTGGCCGCAAAGAAACATGCTCCTGAGATGGCGACTATGTCGCATTTTGAAAAGTATGTTTCACATGTGAACTATGGTGATGACGATGTTACGAATGTAGCAGAAGAAGCATCATGGTTTTCACAGATCGCCATGGCTGATGCCTACGCAACCTTTGGAATGACGTACACGGATGAGTTGAAAACAGGTGAGATGGTAGAATTCAGAACTCTCGAAGAGGTTCAGTTCTTGAAACGCGCCTTTGTCTTCGATAAGGATCAGTGTCGATACACTGCTCCACTCGACATCAAAACAATTTGTGAGATGCCTTGTTGGAATAAGACTAAAGGCGACGCCTATGAGCTGTCCGCTTTGGTAGTTGAGGATGCTGCCTACGAACTATCCATCCATCCGAAATCAGTATGGGATCAACATATTCTCATGCTGGAGAAGGCTGCACTTATTCTTCGGAAGAAGGTGCCGTCACTGTACCTGCCTACTTACGATGAGCTTCGGTTCATCGATTTCACTAAGTACGTGACAACAAAACCTCGTGATCGGGGCACTGGAATGATGGCTGAAAGTTCTGGTGCAGCAAATCCTGCTGAGGTTCTCGATGGCCCTAGTCCGCTAGCAAGCCTTCGAGAAGTGGGATCGTTATTTAGCGATACTGATGAGTGTGTGCCCACTTTAACATCAAAAGATCAACTCATCCAGCCAAACGTTGCCATGACGGAGTCATTGTGGCAAACGTTCAAACGACTCGCTGAACAAGTAAACAATAAACCAACCATGTGTAAAGATAGTGCCATGTGGAAGGCGCCTGAGGTGCTGGAACACTATACCATTGTCGAACTCTGCAAGCCGTGCGAGTTCCACAGTTTTCGCCGCACTAGCAAAATCATTTCTGGAACCGGCCAAGCCGGAGAAGGACCAGATTTTGCTGGTGATGCGAACACTGAGGAGCAACACGAGATTGTGGAGTTCCAATACGATGGAGAAGTGGAACCCGCAACTCGGGAACCCGTCCCCATGGAGACTATTGTCGCCACCAGTGGTAGTGACACTTTGATTGCTGACATTTCCGGTGTTCTGCGCCGACCGTATCACATTAAAGATGTGGTATGGAAAGCAACGGACGCCGTTGGAACGCAACTTCTTACCCTGGACCTCCCCAATGAGTGGCTCACCAAGCCGATGATCAAGGAGAAACTGGCCGGTTTTCGTTATCTGCGATGCAATCTTGTAGTTGAACTACAGATTAACTCGCAACCAATGAACGCTGGTGCTCTCCTCACGGTCTTCACGCCTGCCAGCAAAATGTTGCAGGCACCGCCTTCGAGCGTCGCTCATTTTGGAGGACTGACTGGATACCCAAACGTTGTTTTCCGGTGTGGCGAAAGCTCCGCCGTGAGAATGACAATCCCGTTTTTCCCTCTCGTGTCGCACTTTGACCTTGTACAAGGTTATGGAACGATGGGAGAGGTTATTGTTCATGTTTTCTCGCAGCTTACAGGAACACCTGATGTGGACGGAGCGGTCTTCGTCTGGGCAGAAAATATCTCTGTGGACATGCCAACCGGCGTGCCTCTCACTGGTATAGCTCAGGCCGGAGGTGTCGAGGAGCGAAAGCGCCCCGGCAATGTCGAAACCACAGCCCGGGTTCTAAAGGGAGCAGCGGACAAGTTGAGCGGAATTCCCGTAATTGGAAGTTTCGCCACAACCGCGTCCACTGTACTTGGTGCCGCCGGATCAGTTGCCAGCTGGTTCGGATGGTCTAAGCCTGCAGACCCCGAGTTTGTGACTACCGTCACTCCGCTCTATGCACGTCATGCTGCTAATTTCAACGGCGATGTGAAAACGAAGATGCTGGCGTTGGATGCTAAAAACACAACGAATATTGCTACATCCGTCTTCAATACCAACGAAGATGAGATGAGCATTGCCGCAATTGCTTCAAAAAGCACGTATGCGGATCGTTTCAAATTTGAAGCCACCCAACCACAAGGTACTCTCCTTTTCTCATGGCCAGTTGATCCAACTAGCTGTCTGAAAGCAACCCAAACTGTCACCATCGATGAAGCATCGGTAGAACTGATTGAACGAGCAGAAACTAATCTTAGCTATGCAAGTTCTTTCGGTCTATGGTGGAGAGGATCACTCGACATGGATTTTAAATTCGTGAAGAACAATTTCTTCTCCGGGCGTGTAAAGTTCATCTACGCCCCAGGTGCAACGGAGGCAACTGACTTTTCGACGATTGATCTCAACAAGTGTTATTCACGAGTTGTGGATCTTCGGAGTACGTCGGACGTCTCCATTAACATCCCATATAACTACCACCAACTTTGGAAAGAAGTGCAGCTTGTAGGCACTAATTCAAATAAACTGAACAAATGCTATTCCAACCCTCAGGGTATGCTCTACGCCGTTGCTCTCAACGCACTCCGAGCACCGCCCACGGTTGCACAAAGCATTGATTGCTTAGTTTATGTGTCTGCAGGTGAGGATTTCGAACTTGCGGTTCCTAACCTTAACCCCGCCTTGAATATCTGGACGGAGGCAGCTTATGTTGCCCCCCCCACCTATTCTGGTAGGGCGCAGGCCGGGGAGCCGCTCTTCACCACGCCTCAGAAGCAAACTGTGGATATTGAGGCCTCTTCCTCCGGGGAGGGATTTCGATCTCTGCGCCAGTTTTTGAAGCGTTATACTCGCGATCTTTCCAACGTCGCTACCGGGACCACCCTTCTCCCGACTTTGATGTTTGGGGGTAAGTACACAAAGGAAGGAAATGTAGCAAAGGAATTCGACCTGTTCACACGAGTAGGCGTTCTGTACCGTTTTCAATGTGGTTCAATGAGAACCATGTTTGTTAACGTGTCAGGCGCTCATCGTCTTGCAGCATCGTCTGTTCCAGTAGATAGTGCTTACGTTTCGGCGTATACACACGGCTTTGCCGTGTGTCCCACTACCATCCTGGAATCTACTCCTGAGTTTACGACGCCGATGTATCAAAAGTACCCGGCGTTTCTGACCGATGTGGGCTCACCCACCCCAAATCAGCCTGAAACTGCGCCGACCAACACGTTTCGGGAACTTCCGTATAATCGTGGCACCGCCCTCCAACTGGAGCCAGCGCTGTCTGCCGAAGATAAACTTTTCCGCGCCATTGGCGAGGATTTCTCCTTCGGTTACATGATTGGAGTCCCTAAAACGTTTTGGGCGGTGGAGCCTTAACGTTGATTGACTACCAGCCCCCCAACGGTTGGCTCGGCCTTTACAGGCCGAGCCAATCGTTGGGGGGCGTCGTATGGACTGTCGAATGGGCGCGTTCGCGCAACTTGGACCAACTTTGACGCCACCACTTTTCCCGGGTTGGGAAATTTGGTGTTTATCCTGCAGTAAGTTACCTTCAGTGACTTATCAAGTTACCAAGATCCTTAACAATGACTGATGGGGCTTCTTTTTAGAACTACTCTCAAATATGTTAGTGTAGGCAAGCATATTCAGTTGTAAGACCGTTAATTCGGCATTCTGTTTGATAGCGACTTTTCGCTGAGTGCAAACCTATTCACCCGCTGTTTGAGAGAAGAATTCAAAGTTTAAGACCTCTAGGCGTTGTGACGGATCAATC